TAGAGGCATAACACAGGAGTAAGAAGATGGCAAATCAAACAGCCGATGAAATCGCAGCACACTATGTTGCAATGGGTCATTCAGTAGCAGAAGTTAACAGTGGTAAATCTGCTGATGAAACTGATGCAGAATGGGTACTAAGAAAAGCTAGGAATCAAGAACACCTAGTATTACAAAAAGCACAGAAGCACGATGATGATTCATCTTGGTGGGGAAGTGAAAGCATGACAGCAATCGATGCAGCAATAGCTGCTTAATTAAGGAGAAATAAATGTCTAAAAAAACTAAAAAAGAAAAGACAGTTATCTCAGTAAATGATGTAGACCATATTTACGAAGATATGACTGATGAGCAAAAACAGATCATTAACCACATTAACGACTTAGATAGGAAAATTAGCACAAGCCAATTTAACCTAGACCAACTTATGTTTGGTAAGTCAGCTTTTGTAGGTGCTCTTAGTTCGTCTTTAAACGCTGCCTAATGTCTAACAGGCTGCGTAACAATTTAGTAGCAGTATTAATAGTAACAGTTTTTCTTGTGGGGTTTGCTAATGCAGCAGATCCCATAGTTACTGACTCAACTAGCGTAGTTACAAGTACAGGTACACAAACTACAACAGTTAAGTCACCACCGCCAAGTGCAATAGCACCTCAATTTGGTAGTGGTAATAACTCAGATTTATGTACGATTAGTTCAAGTGGATCAGTACAGACACAGATACTTGGTTTGTCAGTAGGCACGACATACACAGAAGATAATTGTCTAAGATTAAAAAAAGCACAAAAGTTGTATATGTTTGGTATGAAAGTTGCAGCAGTAAGTGTAATGTGTCAAGACCCAGATGTATGGAAAGCAATGATGTCAGCAGGTACGCCTTGCCCTATAGATGGATTAATAGGACAACAAGCTAAAGATGCCTGGGCAGTTAAGACAAGTGAAATACCAATGCCAAAGGATGAACATGAAACAACAGCACAAGAAAAGCGTGATAAAGCACTCAGCATTATGGGTACTGTTGCTGCTGCCTTTATGTTCTTTTAGTTACACATTTGGCTACACAAGTAACGCTGCTATATATGGTTACACTTGGCAAATGAATACACCAACACTTGGTGTAAGTACTGAAACAGGTTTAGATATTAGTGGTGTAATTTATAACTACACAGCAGTAAAAGAAAAAGAAGATGATTTTACAGTTACAGTAGGCAATGAAGATTTAGATGGTGGCTATATTTGGAAAGATACAGAAGATTGGTCTAACAAATATGGAATAAAAATACGGAAATTTATACCTATACCGTACACACCAATAGAGTTATTTGGAAAAGGAAGCATAGCTACAACAGGTACAGGTAGCGTAGAAGATGCAAGTGTAATTTATATGTATAGATGGGATTTATGTAGGAACGCACAAAATGATAAAAGTTGCCCTAACTACATACCACCTTTACCTGTAATACCAAAATTTAAAATCTACGATGCTTTGGAAGATGAATTTGTCAAGGATGCAACAGAGGAAACGGATGGCGTGGGAATTGACAAAGATGAAGAAGTTAGAGAAACAGAAGAAGATGATGAAGAAAAAGAAAGACTAGAGATAGCAATGGCTGCTTCTGAAAATGCTTTAACAATAGCTAACACAGCTTCTCAAGCATCACTTTTAAAAACAATAAATCAAGCTACGAACATTAACTCTTATTATGTAGCACAGATTTCAGGGGGAGTATATCGTGATACAACTTCGTTACCAGGTGGAAAGATAGTAGACAACAACAAAATGTTTAGAAGTTTAGGTCAAGATAAATTAATGAATCAAATGATAGGAGCGCAATATAAATGAAAAAGTTAACACTAATATTTAGTTTAATACTTGGATTTACTTCAGCATACGCAGGAACTAATATTAACGGTAATGTAGAATCTAGGTGTACAGTAAATACTGATACAGCAGGTTACTACGGAAACCCTAACGCTTATACATTAACTACTGTGCCATCAAGTGCTGGACAATTACCTGTAATTCGTATTGATACTTCACTAGCTAATGCTTACAAAGCACAGATAAGCTACCCTACATCGTTTAGTTCAAGCCCAAGTTTAGGTGATACAACTGTATGGACAGGAGCAGTAGCAGTAGTGCAAACATCTACTTCTGATATGTCAGGTTATCAAGCAGCTAGTTCAACAGCAAACGGTGGAGCTATGAGAATTTACGCTTTGACAAAAGCAGGAGCAACTTGGTTTAGTGTTGCTTCAGTTGCTACCTATGGTGGTGGACAACAAAAAGCGTTTCCTGGTGGTTCATATACAGCAGTAGTAGTGGCAGAATGTATCGCCCAGTAATACTTTGGTTTTTATTATGTAGTAATGTAGTAGCACATGATATGACACCCACTTATCCAGAGTGGAAAATGTCTTTAATACCAACTGCTAAGATAACTACAATGCAAATTTTTAATAAAAGACAAGATGTGCAATGGTATGAGATTAAGGTTTTTGATGAAAAATGGAACTCACTTCCTTTTTTTACAAGGAATAAAATATTAAATGTTAAATATTTAAGTCGTAAAAAGTTTGATGTGTACATGAGGAATGATTATTCAGAGTGGGCAAAATACATATGCTCAACATCTAAACTTAGAGGTAATGATAGTTTTGAACCAATTGTAGAATCTAGGATTTGTTCGAGGTTGAAGTGAAACGATGGTTATTTTTATTATTATTTAGTACACAGGTAATTGCAGATAGTAGTTCTATGAGTTTTTCTATACCAAGTATTAGTTCAGTAAGTGGTAGTGACAGTATTAGAGCAGGTGATCTAGATTGTAAGAACGCTATAGGTGGTAGTACAAATTTTGAGATTGGAATGACAGGCGTAATTAAAAATGCTGTTATGCCAATTATAGGAAAAAAAGACCCAAATAATCCTCAAGGCAAAGATATAGGTGTTTATGCTAGATTGATAATTCCTTTAGATGCACCAAAAGAAAGAATTAATTGTAATACGCTTTATCAACTTGAACTTCAAAGAAGAAGATTAGAAGTAGAAAGATTAAAACAAGAAATTGAATATTTAAAACAAATACAAAACAATACTGCTTTTGAAAATTAATGGCTGATTTAGAAAAACTAATCCAACAAGGTGAAGGGCTGTCTAACAAGAAACTAAAGCTGTTTGGACTGCGAGTAAGTGGAGCTAGTGTTATGGGTTTGTTTGCGTTATTGTCAACGCTGGTAGGTGCAATGTATGGTGGTTTTCTTATGTACCAGAAGGTTGAGTCATTAGCAGCCTTAGATTTAGGCGATATAAGTGCTGCAATGCAAAAGACTTCTAATGAAGTATTAAGAATTGAAGAACATGCTAATTCAATAAAGATAGAGCTTAAAAAAGACATGACTGATTTAAGAAACTCACAATGGAATTTAGAGTCAAAAGTTGATACAAAGTTACAATCAGTTGATACCAAATTAACCAACTACGATACAAAGTTAGATCGCTTTGAAATAAAAGTAGAAAAAACTAAAGAAGATTTAAACAAAAGAATACAAGAATCTTTAGATAACCCATTAGCTAACTAGGAGACTAATATGAAAAAGAAAAAAGGTAAAGGCGGTAACGGTACTGGAAGAAAAGGTTATTAAATATGAAAGGTGTAAAACATTATAAAAAAGATGGATCACAGCACACAGGCAATAGTCATAAGATGCAAGATGGCACTTTGCACTCTGGTAAATCACACACCAAATCTAGCATAGAACTTTTTCATTATGGTGAATTAACTAAAACATCAAAAACCAAAGCTAAAACTTCTTGGGGTAATTAATGGATGAAAACTTGAGCAGGATGCAATTGCAATTAGACAAACACTCTGGACAAATAGCAAAGCTGTTTAGCAAAATTGATGATACTAATTTGTGTATACAAAAAATAAATAATTCTTTAATGCAAATTAAATGGGCTATATATGGAGCAGTTGGATGGTATGTAATTGGTCAAATAGGAATTATTGAGGCATTTAAGGTAGCATTATGATAGGATTTTTAACAAATATAGCACCCATAGCATTAGGATTTATTGGCAAGTTGTTTGCTCTTAAAAGTCAAGCAGCAGCAGAGAATCAAAAACTAATGATTCAAAACTTACAAGCTCGCAACGATTCTATTAACCAAGCCAGAGATCGAGCAGACAAAGAAAGTCCAATGGCAGCTATGAACCGAAGAGTCATCATTCTAGTAATACTTGCTTTAATTATATTTACACAAGTAGCACCAGTAATCTTTGATGTTCCAACTGTAATACCTACAGTAACAGAAGGCTTTAGTTTTTTTGGTATTCAATTCTCACCTGACATAGTAGAGTATGTGACTATACAAGCAGGCTCGGTATTAAAAATGGATGAAATATTTGGATGGGCAACCATGATTATTGAATTTTATTTTGGCGCTCAACTTGCAAAGGGGAAATAAATGACTTATAGAGAATTAATTAACGAAGTATTAATAAGGTTAAGAGAAGATACAATTCTTACTGATTGGTCTGGCAACATTAACGACAGCACTACGGTAACTGAATACCAAAAAGTAGTTGGTGCTATGATTAATGATTCAAAGCGAACTATAGAAAATTTCCATGACTGGTTAGTGCTTAGAGAAACAGTTAATATTTCTACTGTAAATGGCACTAAAAATTATAATTTATCTTCAGGTCAAGAGTTAAAAATAATAGACTCTATAAACAACGCTACAGGCACGCAATTAACTCAAGTAAGCCGATCATACCTAAACAAACAAAAATACCCAACAGACCCTACTGGTGAGCCTCTGTATTATGGTTTTAATGGCGCTGATAGCTCAAACAATTTAAAAATAGATTTGTCGCCAGTTCCTATTACTGCTGAAACTATTTCGTTTGATATTGTAAAAGCACAAGGTGAACTAACAGCAGCAACTACAGTTATTAAAGTTCCACAAAAACCTGTGGTTCTTGGAGCATGGGCAAGAGCAATTTCAGAGCGTGGTGAAGATGGCGGAACTCAAACTACTATTGTTGCTGAAGAAGCAATGCAAG